TGCGCGCTCAGTTGCACGTCCGACCACTCGGCTTCCGTGAGCGCCTTCTGCACGGTCGTCGTGCGCGCTACCGCCGTTGCGCCGCCCGCTGCGTCGAGCAACTGCGGGTCGGGCTTGACGTGCAGCCGCCCCCACTGGTCACAGGTCAGCTTGTGGGCGATGGCTTGCGCCCTACCATCGACTTGCTCATACAGCGTTGAGCCGACGGACGATAACGAGGGGAACGGGTAATGGTCGTAGCCCGCGCCGCTCCAGATGAAGTCGGTCAGGTTGGTGACGTTGGTGTATTCCAATAACAGGCGCGCGAAGTAATAGTCGATGTTGGCGCGCTTGAGTTCAAACCAACTCGCGGGTTCCTGGTCACGATTCACGGTGATGGGATACCCCGGCAACACCTGGAGCCAGCCGCCCACGTCCCTGAATTCTAGTGTCGTGTCATCGAGAAACCCGCGCTCTTCGGCGCGCCCACTCGTCTCGTCCTGGTAGTGCCAGCCCACAAACGCGATATGCTCATGGCCGCTCAGCCCGGAAGGCGTCACCGCCGCGCCGTCTTCATACTGGTGCTTCCAGAGGACGCACATGCACCCGTGCGGGTAGGTGCTCTCCGGCACGCTCTCGCTCACGCGCACGCGGAGCGTCTGCCCTTCCGGGCGGCGCGTAATTTCGAGCTGGTCCCACTTGCTGAGCGTCCCGCTTGGCTCCCCTGCGACGCACAGCACCCGCCGTGTGCCCACCGTGCCGGTGCTGGCTGTCTCGTAGGCGCTCACCCACCAGGCGCCTTCGGGCAGCGTGAAGGTTACGGCGTGCGTGTTGATGGCCCCGTCCGTGACTGTCGCTTCGGCAGGAAGCTCCCACGCAAACGCGCTGTACATGGCGGCGGCGTCCGGATCGGTCATGTAGGTGTGGATCGCACTGAACTCAAATGTCGCCAGCCCGGTGTCTGGATCGAGATCGCGCTGCACCGCCGGACCGCAGTCGAGATTGACCACGGGCGCGCTGTGCCCGTAAGATGCGAAGTCCCGGTCGTAGTCGGTATACTGCACCCCATTCTCGATGCGCGGCGTTTTGGTCCAGGGTTTGTAGAGGTCGATCACCGTGATATAGGCGTCGTATTGGATGTGCAGCTCGCCCTCACCGCGCCCGAACGAACTCCAGCCGACGAAAATTGTGTCGCTGGTGGCGGCCTTGCGCACCCGCGCCCGGCCCAGGTCGTCGGCGCCCGCCGACGTGCCGAGCAAGACCATCATCTCAGCGCGAATGTCAGTATGCGCGCCCGTCGAGACGCGATCATAAGTGACGTACCAGACATCCGAGCCTGGAATGGAGACCTGCGTGCACCGCGCCGCAAAGACGACGTTGGGCTGCACGAGCAGCAGACGATAGTCAATCGACGTGCTCACGTCACCACCTCAAGCTCGCGTAGGATAAAGGTCACGTCTCGCCAGAAGCCGCGCTTAAACCGCGCATCGGCCCCGTTGAATGGGCGTACAATGCGCGCGTTGTAGGTGGTCCACGTCGCGCGCGCTGCGTCGGTCAGCGTGTAGATGGTCACGAGCGCCGATACCACCGAAATCAGGCCGCAATCCGTCAGAACTGCGCTGTATTGGGCGGGCGTCAGAATCCCGTCATAAATCCAGAGCGTGTGTGCCGCGCCGTGGTCATAGACCGCGCCATTCGCCGCAAACCGCCGCTCTGCATACAGCAGCCCCGGTGAGGCGGGCTGGGGATTCAGCGTGACAAACCCGTCGGCGTTGTCGTGGCCCGGTGCGATTTTGTAGACGCTCACGAGACTAACTCCATCAGCACTTCCAGCACCTTCGCTTCAACCGCCTCACCCGCGTAACGGGCCGCGTCGTGTGGGTTGCCCCCGACCTCAATATGTACCGGCACGGTCATCCCATTGACGCTCACCGCACCGCGCGATTGCCCGCTACCAAGCGCCGCCAGCAAGCGTCCCTGCGTCATTTGACCGCCCATCATGCGGTCAATCGTGCGCATCACATCGGGACGCAGCACGCCCTCACCCTGCTCCAACTGGTACGCGCCGGTACGCATCGCCCGCCCGCCCGTCTGGAACGGCACGAGACGGTGGCCTTGCCGCGTGGTGTACTGGGCTTCATTCGAGCCAGCGACCATCTGCTGTTGGCGGGACCACCACGCGCGCAACTCGGCTTCCATCACCGCTTGCCCGCCGCGCTGAATCCCGATCATCACGGACTGGTGCGCGTTGGCGTCCATCTGCAAGTTGTTAAACGTCTGAATGAACGCCTGCTCCAGCATGTGCCGCTCGTCCGTCGCGCGGCGCGTGATGTCGGCCATCTTCTGCGCGTGCTGTGTTTGCAACTGCGCGAGTTCGCGCTGGTGCTGGGCGCGGAGTTCGGCCATCTCGCGCTGGTACTGCTGCCCCAGTTCCGCGAGTCGCTGCGTGCGGTTGGCGCTGGCAAGCTGTTCTTCGCGCTCATACCGCTCGCGCAAGTCGCTTAACTGCTCGTCTGCCGCCTCACGCGCTTCTTCCAGTCGTGCCTCGTGCGACTTCTGCTCTTGCTCTTGCGCCTTCACCAGCCACTCGTTCAGCTCTTCGAGGCGCTTGTCAAACGCGCGCTGTTCGTCGCTGAGCTGGTCTTTCGCGCGCTGCTGCGCCTCAAAGACGCCGGTCGCGTCCAGCCGCCGCGCCGCGCGCGCAATATCCCGGCGGGCGTCGCGCTGAATCCGAGCCATCGCTTCCTGGTGGCCTTCTTCGGCGTCTTCCCGGCGCGACTGGTAATCGGCGGCAAGCTCCGCCATGCGCGTCTGGTGCTCGACCTGCTGCTCCGCCGTGTACTCGGCTAACTCCGATCCAATCTCCGCTTCCGCGCGTTGGCGGTCTTCGAGCGCACGGGCACGCGCGCGGGCGTAATCGCGCTCGACATCGGCCACGCGCTCGTGATACGTCGCGGTTTCTTTCGCAGACCGTTCGTTAAAGTCTTCGGTTTCCTCCGCTACGCGGTCGTTGTACTCGACAATCTCCGCCATGCGGTCGGCTCTGGCCTGCCGCTCCACGTCCGCGAGTTCGTCCTGGAACGAGGACCACTCACCCAAAAGCTCGTCGGTAATCTTCAAGTCCGTTTCAGGCGGACGAATCGCGTCAAACGCCTTGTTAATGCCATCCACCATTGTGCTAAAAAACTGCGTCTCAAACGCGGCCAGCGAGCGCGTGCCTTCGTCAATCACGCCCAGCCATTCGCCCAACCCCTGAACCATCTCGTCCAGCTTCATCGCGCCCAATTGGTAGCTTTCCTGCTGCTGTTTGGTCAGCCCCAGCCCGCGCCGGATAATCTGCTCATACTCGCTCGTGTTGCCGGCCAACTCGCCCACCGCGTCGGCGGCGTCAAACATATTGCTGGCGAGCGAGGACAGCGCCAGGCCCCCCGGCTCTAGCACGCCGCCCGCGTCCAGAAACTCCTTACCAATCAGCGCGGGAATGAGCGCCAGCCCATGCACAATCGAGCTAAACGCCTCAATCAGCTTCGAGCCGCCCCACTGAATCCCGGCCACCACGGTATCAAAGGCGTTTTGCATGACAAAGCCGGCTTGCGCCGCCACTTTGACGACTTCGGTAAAGCCCTTGAACAGCACGACTGCAAGTTGCTTGGCGGTGTTCAGAATCATGTCTTGCGCTTCCGCCTGCGACTTGCCCTCAAACTGACGCAAGGCGCTCGACCTGCTCCCCGCACGCACCAGCCCGATTCCCAGTTGCGCGCCGCCGTACAGGCCCGCCGCGCCTACCGCCGCCTTTGCAATCGTGCCGCCGCCCGGAATCGCCCCTATAATGGGCAACCCGCGCCCGGCCACCGCGCTTGCGCCGTACAGCCCCGCCGTGATACCGGCAACCTTCGTCAGTTCCGGGGAGAGCTTGCGCGCCGCGCGCACCATGTCGGTCAGCCCCCGGACGATAGGCACGATAAACTCATTGAGCAGCGGTGAGAAGAACTCCGCGAGAAGCTGCTTGCCCTCGTCGCGGAGCACCTGGAAGGCGTAGCCGCCCTCCTTGCCCATTTCGATCAACTGCTGCTCGCTGATGCCGATTTCCGCCACATAGTCGCTAAGACCCTGAATCGCCTTAGCCGAATCGCCGTCGGCTTCCGCCAGAATCTCGCGGAGGCGCTTGCGGTCCAGTTCCAGCCGGCGGGTCAGCGAGATATATTCGCCGTTCAGAAACTCACGGATGGCGAATGATGCGCCGGCGACGCCTTGCGCCGGGTCCATCATGGCGAGCCGCTGGGCTAACATGACCGTCTGTCCGAGGTCCGCGTTCGTGCCACGCAGCGCGGGCATCAGGCCCGTCGCGCCTTCGACCAGCGACAAGAACGGCTGGTTGGCGCGGTCGGCCAGCTTGCGCAGTTCATCCATCTGTGCGTTCGCGGCTTCCTGCGACCCGGAGAGCGTGCGGAAGCGCATTTCCAGCAGCTTGACTTGCTGCGCCGCGCCCAGCCCACCCGTGATAAACGCCGCCCACAGCACGCCCGCGCGCGATGCGGATTTCTCGACACTCGCATCCAGGCGTTTCAGCGCGCCGGTCGCTTGCGTGACCCCGGCGTCGGTGCGCTTGCCCACGTCTTGCAGCGCGTCGCCCATGAGCTTCGATTCACGGACGACCACCGTGCGCGCGGCAGCAACCGAGGACGTATCAATGACGATACGGCCCACCGCCATATTTGCGACCGCGCCCCCGGCCAAGAGTCCACCGCCGGCGCTGCCAGGGTCGAGAAACGCCCCCATGCCCATGCGCTACTTCCTTATGACGCCCATATTGGCTTTTAGCCACGCCAAGCCGTCGGGCGTGTTCACTGCGTCGCTGGTATCGTTGTCGTCACTGAGCAGGTCTTCGAGCGTGTGGACGTGCTCACCGTCTTTGTCCAACTCGCCTAGCTTGTCTTCGATATGCCGCCCCGCCCAACTCACCGCGTGGTCGAGCTGGTAGCCCTCCCACCAGCCGTCCCGCCACTCACCGTGCCGCGTCTTCACCCACTGGCTCAGGTTCAGGAGGGAACTCGCTCGCTGGCCCGTGTCCTTCTGGAGCGCCCACAGGCTCCACAGCACTTTCTTGTTCGTCGCGAAATCGCTCCAACTCGCGCAGCGGCGCGTTCAGCAGCGCGAACGTGTACTCCTTGTCTGCTTGCTCTATCGCGTCGATATGCACCGCGCCGTCAGGCACCGGGTCGCTGTCCACCACGCGCGGCTCGACAAACGCCGTCATGGTCATGGCATCGAGGAACGCGATGCGGTCCTTGAGCGCTTCCAGCGTATTCGCCTGGGGCAAGTCGTCGCGCTGCCCCGTCAGGATGTCTGCGACAATCGGCACCATGCCGTCGGGGATGCGCCCTAAGCGCACCATGAGTTCAAACGAGATGGCACGCAAGCGAGCGACCCGGCCAGAGGGAAGGCGCAACACGACACCTTCCCTCACCCGGTTCCACTCGGCTGCGGGCGTGATGGTTAGCTCGTCAGCCATCGATAGTCTCCTAGACCGGCGGAATCACGACGTCAGCAGCGGTTCCGTGCTCGATCACCTTGCTCATGCCGTAGGTCGCGCCTTCGTAGACCGCCAGCGCCGTAATCTCCGGCGTGATGTAGCGGCCCTTCTCCAGCGACAGCCCGAAGCCTTCCATGAGCTTGCACTTGGGGATAAAGATGTGCATATCCCCGCCGCCCTCGGTCGAGTCTACCCGACCGCACATGGCGAAGTAGGGCATGTTCTGCCGCCCCATGATGAACGACTCGGAGACCGTGGTGCTGTCCGCGACGGTGACGCCCGTTAGGACCGCAATCACGTCCAGGTCCTTGAAACCAAACCGGATACGGCACGTCATCGACTGCACTTTAGCGTGCGCGTCGGTGATAATGTCGTCGCCTTCGAGCTGCCCCGATTCGGTGTTGTACTCGACGCCCATCAACTGGATCGATGGCACATCAACCGCCGCGCCGTAGCTTTCTACGGCGGTCCATGTGGCAATCTTGCAGTCGTTGAGGCCGAACTTGTATGTCTTGAGTGTCATGCCCTCGTCTCCTACACCAGACCCCGCACCGAATAGTCGGAGCGGAGAACCAACGCATAGTCCAGCGCCGGGTCGCGCGTGCCGGCCAGATAGTCACCCGCCCAGTGGGGGATATTCTTGCCCGTCCCGGTCATCTTGCCGTGCAGCACCGTAAACGCGCGCTTCTTGGCGCTCTCGATGGTCGTCAGCGCGGCGTCGCCGTCGTCATAGAACCACAGTTCCACCATCTGCCGATAGCTTGCCACCTGCAAGCCGTCATCGTCCGCGCCGCCGTCGGGCTGCGCCCCGCGCGCCTTCACCACCGCGCACGGTTTCAACAGTCCGTCGGTGTCATACGCGCTTGGCGTGCCGTTCCGGTTGACGCCCAGCCGCCCGGTTTCCACGTAGCTGTACACGCCGCCCGTGAGCAGCGTGGCGACGCCACCCGCCCCGGTATCCGCTTTGAGCGCCGCCACGATGACCGATTCCAGGTTCATTGAAGCACCGCCTGAATATCCGCCATGAGGATCGGCGTCCAGTGGTCCACGGCGGGTCCGAGGATGGCATACGTCCCGGCGTTGCTGTTCTCCAGGTAAATCCCGTACCACATGCCATGCCAGAGGCCGAGCGTGATATACTGCACCGTCGCTTCTACGACGACGTGGAGCGACTGCCGGGCGTTGCCCGTGCGGTCCACCCACGGCGCGTTTTCCTTCATCCAGTTCTCAATCTCTGGCTTGCGCCGCAGCGCCAGCGCATAGATCGCCTGGTACACCGCCGCCTGATACGCATCCATCCCGGCCTGCACGGCGTCTTGCGGCGCGCGTTCCCACACGATGGGCATCAGTCGCTTACCTCCGCAATCGCCAGCGTCCGGTCGGGCACGCCCACCAGGACCGCCGTCACGGTCATCATCCGCCCATCAGCCAGGAAGCGATCCCCGCGCCGGATGTTCGTGTCGGCTATCGTGTCATGGCCCTTGTAGCCCGTCACCAGCGCCGCCGCGTTCGCCACAATGGCGTTCTCGCCCCTGCGCTCCCTGCGCTCCCCTGGCATACTGAGCGGCTCAATCCGCACCGTCTGCGCGGCGAGCTTGGCCCCCGCGCGGATGATGACGATACTCGTCGGTCGCTCTGCGATGCGCGCCGCCGTATCGAGTGCGCGGTCACCGCTCCAGAGGGTGATGTCAGGCACCGGGCACCTCTTTGTTCCGAGGCGGCACGGCCCGGAGGCCCGTCAAGCGCACCTGCTGCGCCGCCGTCGAACTGGCCCGCGCCTCGCGATAGGCCAGCACCTTGTAGATGTGGTCGAACACTTGCGACTTGCTCTCCATCGACTGCGCCAGCCGGTAGTCGTGCAGCTTGGCCGCGTTGACCAGGACTTGGCGCAGCGCCAATACCACCGCGCCGTCGTAGTTGCTCTCCGCGCGCACGTATAGCCGCTCCAGCTCGGCGTCCGTAAACACCGTGCCGTCGTCGCCAATATCCGCGCGGAAGTCGATCAACTCGTCAGCCGTCAGCGCCATCGTCGTATCCTTCCATCAGGCGCACGAGGCGCGCCGCCGCGTGGGCCCACGTTTCATGCTCGCGGAGCCACTGGGCCGCCGCGCGACCTTTCGCCGCCGCTTCGTCGCGGTGCTCGTAGCACCAGCGCATCAGGTCCGCCGTCTCATCTACGTCGGCATACGCCCATTGGGCGGGTGTGCCATCCGGGTACGGCTCGGCCTCGATGCGTGCATTGACCAGCTTGTACTTGCGGATGGGCAGCGCCCAACAGTCGATATTCGGCTCTGTCCCGCTCCACGCGGTGCAGATAACCGGCAGCCCGGTACACGCCGCCTCACGCGGCGGCAGCCCATAGCCCTCAGCGCGCGTCGGGAACACAAAACAGTCCGCCGCCGCGTACACATCGGCCATGCTCGGCACGTCCTGACGCCATGCGCTCACGCGCGCGTCGGAGCGGGACAGGTCCATATGCACCTTGCCGTCCCATGACAGGCTGCTCCCGCCGCGCGCCTTGATGACCAGCCGCACGTCCTTACTCTCCCCGAACGCCTTGTAGAACGCCGCCCACGCGATGTCCCAGCCCTTGCGCGACCCCCGGTCGCCCAGCGCCAGGAACGTGTACGGGCGGTCCTGCTGGCGCGTGACCACCGGAAACTCGCCAGGGTCCACACCGCCGGGGATGACGTGCGCCGGCACCTTGCATCCGTGGCTGTCCAACACGTCGAGCAGCCACGGCGCGGGCACCAGTACGCGCTCGCAGTAGTTGTTGATACGGTCGATCCAGCCCACCCGCAGCCGCGTCGCCTCATACATCGTGTAGTTCCACAGCCGCCCCGGAACCGGTATCAGTTCATGCGGCGGCATGAGCGCGATGGTCAGCCGCGAGAAATCCAGACCGGTCATGCGAAGCAGGTCACCGGGCATCTCAAGCATCTGGCTCAACCCCGGCGTGACGCGCACACCCGCGCGCGCCAGCGCCCGCACATGCCGCACGCCGTAACGGCCATAGCCGTCCTCGGCTATCATCCGGTAGTTAATCCAGTTGCACGCGAGATGCCCGTTCTGCATGTCTTCGCTTACTCCTAGCTCACGACCGACGCATCAACCCAGGCCACCGCGCCCGAATTGAGGTAGCCCGCGACGCCATTTAAGCGATCGAACACCCCAATACCGTGCGTGGCCGGGAAGGTGATCATGTCCAACTCAGGATTGATCGAGTTGGTGATTTGCGGGTCCACCGTGAGGCCAAAGCCGCCGGTCGGATGGACGCGCACCGCGATCCCGTTGCGCGGGTTGTTCGCGCCAAACGAGCGCGTGAGGAAGCAGTAGTTGGTCGGGATAAAGTCCTCGGCCCGCAGCGCAACCAGCCCGCGCGGTGACTTGTAGTACCCGAACAACTCACCCGGCATCCCCTCGAAGTCGCCCGGTGTCACGTAGACCGGCGCAGAGCTAGAACCGGTCACTTGTACGGGCGCGGGGATCAGGTCCACAAAGCCCGTGATAGCGCGCCACTCGGCAATGTCCGAGGCGCTGACAAACATGGTCAGCATCCCGCCGATGCCGTGATGGCGCAGTTCTTCCACCATATCGTCGGCCAGGTCGGCCCACGTCGCGCTGTCGTCATCCAGCCACTTGTAGTGCGTGTGGGTGCTCGTATGCACCGTCGCGCCATACTGCGGCGGCACGAAGTTGACATTGGTCCCGGTCCCGATGGCCCAGCCGACATCATAGCCCGCCGTGCCAATCGTGTTCTCGGTGTCGGTCAGCGCGCGGACCCACAGGTCCTCACCGACGCGGGTTTCCCAGCGGTCGGCAATCTCGCGCAAGTCGGCGTCAATCTGCGTCAGGTACGCATCGCGCAGATAGA